GCCCTTTATAGGAGAGAGTCCAGGTGATACTCTCGCCCTTCAGACTTGCCCAGCACCTCCGAAACCAACCAAAAATCTTTCAACTTTTGTCATGAATCTTTTCAGTTCTGCACTCCGACTGCGTCACAAGTTCAATGTCCAGTCGTACCGGTTCGATACTTCAAATATTGATGTATTTGATTTTGGCTCCGATCGCCTCCGTCTCTTCTGTGACGGACAAAAATCTTGTCCACTAATAAATGCAGCACACAATCCGAACTGGACACGTACGGAAGAACGGCTCGAAACGCATATATGTGAAGGCGAGCAAGGGACGGAAGGCTTACTCTTACATACGGAAGGCGAGCAAGACGCGCATCAAGGCAGTACCAGCCTATGATGTCGGCACTGCTGGTCAGCCCCTGCGTCGTATCGGCCCCCTCAAGAAGGGTATGCTTACTCGCTATGGCTACCACCCAGTCGAGGCGACCAAGGACCGTCACAAGGCGCTCAGCAAGGCGGTGCATGTGGGCAAAGAGGAGCCACGGGCCGTGGTGCGTCGCCTCGTGGCCATCAGCACGCTGACCAAGGGCCACCTGCCACGGGCCAGCCGTATCTACAAGCAAGACGCCAAGTTTATTCGCACCAAGTTTGCGAGCCGCTTCAAGACGGATCCTAAATATAAAGTTGTTAAAAAGTAAATGGCTATGATCACGAGGAACGCCCCAAACACTCGAGCCCTCGACCTGCTGGCCAACGCGGCGGCGGGGAACGTGGGCGCGACCCGGCCAAAGCTACGGTTTTCTCGGACTCGGCGAATCATAAAATCGGGGGCTTTCCATGGAACGACTTTTGCGATCCTCCATGGCCTGGAGACGCTCATGCCAGGAGCGTACTTCTATCCCCAGCTTACTGTGAGCCTGTGTGCAGCGATCCCGACCCTCTACGGGGCTGTCCGCCGCCGCAACGCCTCCTCGGCCGCCGTCACGTTCTTCTGGTACGTGACATTCATGGGGGCGGCTGGTATCATGCAGACCATGCTTATAAAACAGAACAGCACCTATTGGAACTCTTTTACTAGCGGGGCTGGCAAACTCGTAGATAAGCACATCAAGGGTTCTGCCAACTCCAACTCTACAAAGTATCTCATTCTTTACTACATCGCCCAATTCTTTCGGGCGGCTCAGCAGGCCATGGGGATGCCAGTCTATCTGACTGCAAATGCCTATGGAAAGCGTTTCGCTGCAAATTTTTCAGGACATCTAGGGACCTCGATGGTAAAACTCCTGAAAAATACGGGAACTGCAATTATTAAAAAGCCGCTGCAGTCCGCGGCCATTGCGGCGACGACATATGTCGCCATGGCTGGGCGGTCGAAGAAGCGGACGTCCAAGAGGACTTCACGGAAGGCTCTGCGCTAAATTGTTTTGTAGAACCCCCATTTGAGTTCTTCACATATTCCCTTCCAGATTTCATCTTGACGGTACAACTTTTCTTTTGATTTCAAAAGGGGAAAACAAGGCAAGAAATCATCCTCTCCGAGCAATTCACAGAATTTATACAACACATAGGAATAAGACAAAAAGTTTTTTCGGTCTTTTGGCCGATGTTTCTCAAAGGGTTTCTGGATCTGATGAAACATGAGTCGGAGCTTGGCTTCGAGCGCCTGACTCATTGTTGGAGGTTGTATCCCATTGAGAATCGTCGTTATGTAAGGCACGTGCTCATAAAAGCGCGAGCGGCCCAGCTTCTTGAGGAGAGCCTTGACTTTCTCGTGAGTAATTTCTGAAAGATCTTTGACCTTTTGCTTCTTAAACTCGAGCCTAAGTTCGTCTACGACATCTGGAGGGACGCTCGTTGACTCCTTGGCCTGGAACTGGCTGACCCATTCGTTAAAGTGATTCTCTCGCTTGTAAGAGTAGACTATGTTCTTCTCCATCTCTTGCTCTTCCTTGAAGCCAACCTCTTCACCAAGTACATACTCCGTCATCCCACAATTCTGACACACTTCATCGCTCTGGCTCTCATCTAAATACTTTGTAAACTTCTTTCCACAGCCCTTACACATGGGGTCTGGAATATTACAACGCACCTTTGTCTTTTTGTCGTACTCGCCCTCTACCTGAATAAGGTAAGCATTATATATATCCTCTCTCTGGACCCCCTTACGTGACGAGACCTGTACTCCCGCAACCCTTTTTGTGCTCGCCTCCCCAGACGCCTCCCCATGATGGTACTCCCTGATAAAGGGCGCCGATTGCGCCATGTACTCATACATTTCACTTTCTATTCGTCCCCTTTCCGAACTCTGTGCTGATTCTATACGGGCCTGAAACTCACGCACCTTTTCATTAAATCTGGCTTCCATTATCGGAAAATCTGGCCAATTGTTTAAGACTCGTCAACTCGTGGAGCCAAGTAGAACTTTACGTCACCCAAGTTTGCAATTCCATATCTAAAAACTATAGGCATATTTTCATCCGAAGAGTCCTGCATAAGCTGAACAGATGAGCAGAGCCCGGTCGCCTTGGTGAACATATTTATGTACCGCAAATTGTATGTGGCTCCTATCCTATTGGGGAAAGAATCAGGGAACTCGAGGACCGTCTTTTGGTTCGCAAAGTCCCCCTCGCATGAGAGCTCCAGCCGCATATCCTCTCGGTACACGTCCATATCAGTGGCCAAGTTGCCCATGTCGCGCGCGATGCGCTGAAAGTCGATACTTGGCATGGTCGTTATAACATCCATCGAAATCTCGGGAACATCAAGAATATCTTCATTTATATCTAAAAGTTTGAGACTAAAGGTTGTCTTGGACTTTTTGGTCGTATTTTCAATAATAAATTCCAGGAGTTCAGACCCATTGATATTCATAGTTAGGGTGTCTGTAGGACCGACCGACTTGAGAAGCTTGAAGGTATTCGCCATGTTCAATCCGGCCGTAATCTCGGTAGGACAAGAATACTCTTCAAAGTTTTCGGCCGCTAGATTCATGTGGACGAGGGTAACTCGGGCCGTGTCGAGAGTCAGAATCTTGAGACCTTCTGGACTAAAATAAACATTCACATCATTGATAATGTCCTTTAGAACCTCAAAAATACCTTTAATAGCATTTGCCTGAATGGTTCGTAGATGCATCCTTGCAGGGAAGTAATTATATCTTTTAACTACCAACACCCGAAGAATAAGCATCCTTGACATCTTTGCTCATCTTGGCCTTGAGTTCAGGTGTGAGCATTGGCTGCATACTTGTTCCGTATGAATCAAGTGAAAACATCTCCGGGCCGCCGTCACCCCCATCAAGACTCGCGGCAAGTATCCCACCTGAAGACCAGTTCTCAATTTCCGAAGGTATCATGGACTCGAGCCAATTGCGAACCTCGCCGCCTACTAGGATATTGCCATCGGATGTAACTAATGTTGGAACGCGTTTGACATTGGGGTTTGCTGGGCGGCCGTGCGTTGATACATTATGGTACTTTATCATTGGCCCCAAGGTGGGGTTGGATTTTATAAAGTTCAAAAGTTCAAAAGAATATTGGCACTTATCGCTAAACACCAAGAGTGCCATTGATCTTTTGTATTTTTTTTAAAAGCCATTATTAACACATGAAGGCAGATGTGGCTATTCTGGGAGCCGTAGCCCTCGTGACCGCTTACCTCTTCTGGAACACCTCGTCGCTGACGGCGACATATGCAGACCCTGTTGCTCCCAGTAACATTCCATCAGTGCCTCGTAGCATAATACAGGCGATAGTAGAAAAGATACAGGCAGGGGCTCCATGGCTTCAGCCGATAAATACTGTATACATAAATCCAATTTCCAGCCCCCAGGGAGGTACGAGTTACAATGCCCGTTTCATGTTCCTGGACACGCGTGGATTTTTTGGAGAGCAGTATGATGTTACAGCTACTGTAGCACCTGAGGGAACTGTAAACCTCCTGAAGAACACTCATACCAGCTCCCCATCTGCAGATGGACCCTTCGAGCGCTTTGTCGCCGACAAGTACCAGGCCTACTCAGATATCCGAGATTCTCTTAATGTTCAGATGAAAGAGTCTCTGAAGCAGTTTCACGAGTTGCCTGGGACAACCAAGGTTCTTGCGTAGACTTGGTCAACAGAAAGTAAGAGCCATGAGTAGCAATGATATCTGCAGGAGATATCGCAGAGAGGGATCGGGCCAGAAATGCCATACGCAAGAATACTTATAAACATATTCTTGAACAATTTTCAAGAAAAGTTCAGGCGGCGGCAGAACGCCGCGAAAAGTCGGCGACTCTTCAGGTGCCGCCGATGGTTCTAGGATTTCCCATGTATCCTTACGATGAGGCTCTCTGGTACCTGCGGCGCCAACTGGTGCTTGCAGGATATCAGGTTGAACAGGGACTTGAACCAGGACAGTACATCGTCAGGTGGGACCGCGCCGCGAAGACTGCTCCCGTAAGATCACAACGCCTGGACGTGGCGCCAGTGCCCGAACCAGGAGATGATCTCTTCTCAGGACTGGCCAACATGCAAAAGGTGGCGGCAAAACTCCGTGGTAAGTAGTAAGCATGGAAGTCAGTCACCTAGGTGACATCCTAGCAGTTCCTTTTTTTGCCCTCAGTCTGAAATATTTTTATGAAAAGAAAAATAAAAATATTTTAGAAAAAGTTTTATTACTCTTCAGCCTGGTGGGTCTACTCGCAGACATCGCGTTTACGCTGAAACATTTTCATGTAGTTGATTATTAATGGAAGTTCTCAATGACGCAGAGAGACGCTACTCGAGGAAACTCGTGGATGCTATGCTCCCAGAAATCATTGAGGTTCTCGTGACCATGTGGGAGGATACGAAGAAGGAGACCAAGGACAGAAAGTTCCTGGAAAACTACCGTCAGAATCTCCGTAAGATTAAGGGTGAATGGTCAAACGTCAAGGTCAAGGAGCACGTGTCAAACATCCTCAAGGCCTGCCCTCTGTTCCCGCGACTTATAGCGGCCGTGTTCGTCATACACGTAAAGATACTGAGTGCGATCAGGATCGATAAAAATTCAAAGAAAATAAATTTAAAGTTGCCGAGCAATGACGTGTTCGTCCATACGTCTTTTATCGAGTGTGCCCGGGATCTCTACGAGGACCCATACATTATCACGGATGAAAAGACTATGAGCGAGCGTCGCGAGGACCTGACGAGGCGTTTCACCAAGTGCATCCGCGAGACTATCGAGAACCTGGTTCCGCTTGAAGCAATAATGGACAACTATTTCCCGAAGAATATTGATGATTTCAATATGGGCCAGGATGACGACGAGCCAGAAGAGGAGCCCGGCGAGGACCTGATACAGGATACACACCAGGAGCCCGATATGGAAGCGGCGCTCGAGGCTTCTGAGGGCCCCCCGCCCGCAGGCACACCTCTTGACGAGTCAGAGTTGCCTAATCCCGATGAGACTCCTGGGGGCTCCAAAACCATAAATGTCACGCCAATCAATCAAACGCCTCACAGGGAGGAGCTCTTTCCGAGCGCGCCAGAGACTATGAAAAATCCTGCACAACAATAAGAATGGATCAGTACCTTCGTCAGCCTATTAGCGCGGCCGCCATTGCTGGAGTCGTCACCGTCGTCTACCTCATGGGAAAGAACAAGTTGAACGGAAAGACCAACGCACCAAACTCGGAGTATGCCAAGCCAGCCATGCTTGTGGCGATTCTCGTCTACTTCATAGTCGCACAAGGTTCTGGACACAGGGAGTCTGTGAGTTTAGATCCGTTCTAGTCATCTAAAAGCCATTTTTTAGAAGAAATTTGATTTTCAATTTGAGATGAATATGAAAATCTCTTTTTCAGTTCATCTGTTTCTTCTAGACAGATTTTACACAAGGCGCGATATTTTCGCGCAGCGAAAACTGGCGAATATCTAATGCGGTCACATAATATGCATTTTTTATTTTGTTCCCAATTATCTTTACAAAATTTTGCAGGATAAATAGTAGGTACTTTATAGATCCATACTTCCTTGAGAGTCCTACAACCCAAGCATTCTCTCCCAGGTCGTCGACAATATAGAGTATCCAATTCATCTTTTAATAAATCTTTTGCGTCAAACTCGTACCATGGTTCGGGCCGTTCAGTGGTTGTCGCATGAGTATTTTTTATTTCAAAAATATATCTAGGATTTCCGCCATTCACTAGAGCCACGTCTGCTACATAAGATCCCCCAGGTCCCCTGAACTCCACCCTGACTTCGTCACCATCTGTATACAACACATTAATCTCATCATAATTTGAACCTTGACATCTGTCGGCCTGGCATTCCCAGCCAATTTCTATTTTTTTCTTTTGTTTTAACATTTCGGCCAGGCGATACTTGGCGTCCTTGTGTACCTGACTTTCGTTAGGGTGTTCAAAATATGTACAATTATTTTTTACATTATGGGCAAAGTGGTGTACACGGACGTCTCCCTGCCTGGGTATGACGCGGTCTCCACAGTCCACGCAGTGATACCTCCTTTCCTTCAGGGCATCACGAGGGAGAACATATTCATTTGTTTCTGTATCAAGTGCTCCTGCGCTCATTTAGTTAAAAGTAAAGCAAACCCTTTATTAAATGAGTTCCCTGGATGCATTTAACGAGCTATACTCTGACTTTATCGGTGATCTTGAAGGTGCCTTCCCTGATGACGAATCCGTGAAGGCTTTCAAGGTGGAGTTTGTGACTGCTCGTGAGTCTTCTGTCCGTGGCCCACTCGATGCCTTTATGAAGATTGACGCCAAGGGTCTGACGGCCCGTGACCCAGCCTTCATCAAGCAACTATCTTTTGCGCCAGTATGGGATGGCGCATCCGACCAGACCAAGCAGGCCATCTGGAACCACCTGAATGGTATGTACATGATTGGAATGACCCTTTCGATGTTCCCGCCCGAGACTCTCAGCGCCATCGAGGCAGCGGCCAAGAAGTGCGCCGAGAGCGGTGCTTTTGACCCTTCAGCCCTGAGTGGTCTTCTATCAGGTATGATGGGCGGCGGTGGCTTCCCCGGAATGGGCGCGCCCCGTCCTCAGCCCCAGCGCCGTGTAGCAAGCGGCTCTCGTCAGAAAAAAAGTAAGAAGTAAATAGTAGATGGATCCTCACGAGATATTTCGCAAGGACAAACTTCTTGAGTTTTGGCCAACGTCCTTTCAGTCGGCCAAGGATCGGGTTGCGGCCACAACTCGTTTTGTCGTTTACGCGATGAGTATTTTGTATCTTATTAAGCGGGATGCACGAATACTCGCCCTAGGTATCCTTGTTTTGGCCGTCCTCTATTTTTTGTATACAAATAACCAGATTCCAGATGGAAAGATTCGTCCGACACAGACAGAGGGTCGCGCCCCGTACTGGGCCCGTGATACAGTGACGATGCCTACAATAGATAACCCAATGGGTAATGTGCTACTAACGGACTATGTGGATAATCCCGACCGCCCCCCAGCAGCCTGGGCCGCGAGCGTCAAGCCCCAAACTGATACTGCTTGGGACTTTATTCATCCTTTCGAGAACAAGAAGGAGGCTCAGCGCAACTTTTATAGTCCAGCCAGTACGACCATTCCGAACGACCAGAATGCCTTCGCCGAGGGTTCTTTTGGAGCCAAGTTCGCACCATTCGCCAAAGATGGTTCAGGTGTCGCCGACCTGGACAGCGACCGCTTCCACTTCCCAGAGCGGCCACAGATGCGCGCGGGTAATGGGCGTTAAGGGAAGTGCTATGCACTTGAGAAAAAAACCTCTGCAATCAGTAATGGGCCGAAACCTTATGACCGACCAGCTGACCCTCCAGCCTCGAATCTGGCAGGGGCCAGCGCAAATTATGCTTGCAGATGTGGTCAAGGTGGATGACCGTCTGCGGTCACAGACCACCTCCACGTGGAAGAACCAGTATTGTGAGACACCGTATGATTTCCCGAATCTGTACATTGGCGGGGACCCTTTCCCAGTTCGCCTGTTTGACCCTATCAGCACCTACAGCAATGACCAGAACAGTCGTTTTAACCAGCGCAACCCCACCGTCGTCCCTTACCTTAATCTTCGCCCAAGCCCCTGGGCCGCAATGTCTGGTCCAGGCAGGGTGAAGTACGTGGGTTAAAATATAAACTAAAAGTAATATGGACCCATTGGCTCTAGCAGCAATTGTCGGTCTTGTGTTTGCGGGTCAGAGATTCAGTGATTCTGAATCTGCTGCTCCTGCAACCACTGTACCCATTATGATGACCCCTCATCAGGTGACCCGTCTCGATACAGATCTGGCGTCCGGTGGCGCTCCTGGTATGCGTGCGGATGCTTTCGGTCTTCGGCCGATCAACCCCTTTTTCGGTCGTCGGATAGGGGATGCCTATCTTCCTCCCAAAGAGGCCGTGCCCTCTCTTCAGGATTTCTCCCCAATGGCTAATAGGTACCCGCATGGTCAGCCAGTCTATGACTTGTATGACCGTGAGAACGTTACGAACAAGATGAATAACCTCCAGCCAATGGAACGGATTCGCGTCGGCCCTGGCTTGGGCGCCGCCCCCAATGTTCCAGCCATTGGCGGTTTCCAGCAGTTCTTCCGCGCTTTGCCCAACAATGTGAATGAAGAGAAGCTCGTTACCCTGCCAGGTGGAGAGGGACCAGCCAGCTATTTCGTCCAGAGCGGAGGTGTCGCCTTCCCAGACAAGGGTCTTATTAACGGCCAGATGAGCCACCAGGCCAAGGTAACAAAGACCTGGACCCGCCCGCCTGCCCAGAACAGTGGTCAGGGTCAAGGTGTTATCAGGGCTCCAGAGGGACGTCCAGATCAAATCAAGACCCGTAAGACGACTATTCGCCAGGAGACTGGAATGCGCTCAGGAGACGGCCTGGAGATGGGTCCAGGCCAGTACGCTGCAGTTTATCAGGCGTACAACCCGGACGTCATGGACACTTCTCTGCCTCATTCGACTGGTAATCGCGTGAATCCTGATCGGGCTGGAAATGGCGGCCGTATGAATGTTCGAGCCGATCCCCAGGGAGCAAACGGGGCGGCGACTCGCACGCGCGCCGAGTCTATTCCTCTCCGGCCAGGTCCGATGGATCTCCACGCTGCAGGAGGCGCCGGGCCATACAAGCCTCCAGAGAACTGGAATCTCAACAACAACAAGAGCGAGCCGAACCCTCTAGCCTCTCAGCGCAACCTCAACATTGCCCGGAACCAGGTGGTCAATAACCCCCTGGCGATCCCCGCGTGGGCGACTGTGTGAAAAAACTAGATGTCCTTAGTAAATGAGTGGAGGTATTGTCCAGCTCGTCGCTACCGGTGCTCAGGATACTTGGCTTTCGGGCAAGCCTGAAATTTCCTTTTTCCGTTCCAACTACAAGCGGTACACTCACTACGCAGCGGCTCCAGAGCGCCAGACGATCCAGGGTATTCCTTTCCCAGGGTCTATTTCGACCATCCGTATCGAGAAGAAAGGTGATCTGTTGTCCTACATGTATCTGACGGCCCGTGACACCAACGGAGCCCAGGTTCCCAATCTTGATTGGACTCAGGTAATTGATAAGATTGAGTTGCTCATCGGCGGCCAGGTGATTGATCTGCACGATGTAAATTACGACCTAGATGTCGAGCCGGTCGTCGGCGGCTCGAATTGGTCCCAGCGCTACTTGAACAGCACTGGAACTATAGATAACTACAAACCCAGTAACAAGAAGTCTTCATTTTATCCGTTCAAGTTTTTCTTCTGCAAGGACTGGTCCGTGAGCCTACCCCTGGTGGCCCTGCAGTATCACGATGTGGAGATTCGCATCACCTGGGCACCCAATCTCAATAATACTCTTTCTCCCGCTCTTCAGGCTCCAAATGCGGGAACCACGTACGCTGCTCTCAACTATCAGTGCTGGTGCAACTTTGTGTACCTTGATCAGGCCGAGCGCGAGTACTTCGCCCAGGCGACGCACGACCTCCTCATTACTCAGGTTCAGCGGGTTCCCATCGGCCAGAACGCAGTTCAGGAGCTCGCTCTGGCCCAGCCTGTCAAGTTCCTAGCCTTCCAGTGTCTTCCGTACGGTCCGCTCTATTCATCGTCTGCCGCGTCTGGAACTTTTGGCAGTGGGTCTGCCACCGCCGCCAATTATCAGCTCAAGGTCCAGATTAACGGAGTGGATGTCGGTGAGTCGCGCCCACTTCCGTGCTGGACGAACGCAAACCAATACTACCACACACCATGGGGTTATGACGCCAACGGAGGCGAAACCCCCATTCTTATAATTCCTTACTGCCTCGACACCTCCAAGCTTCAGCCAACCGGAACGCTCAACTTCTCTCGGCTTGACACGTACCGCCTCGTCGTCCCTAACGGCCTGACGAACGGTCTCCAGGCCCTTGTGAACTACCAAACCTTCGATCTTACGGCCACCGGTTCTGGATATCCAGGCGTGGCACCAATCAGCGCCACTCAGAAGGGAACCCCATACCTCTACGCAGTCAACTACAACGTGCTCCGTCTCCAGAAGGGCATGGGGAGCGTCATGTACGCTAACTGATCTTTTTCTTTACACAAAGAAATGTGCCCATCTCAAAATGTCTACACAAAAATGTACTTCGTGTTCTCGGGCACCTCAGGCAGAGCCCGAGTTCCTCGATAAATTTGGTCGCTCGTGCAATGTCTCAAGTGACGCTTGAAGACGGCTAAAAACCGTAAATCAGGAAGAGACCATGGGCCAAGCGACTCGAGGTTCTAAAAACTCGGGTATATCAGACCCCCGACCGCGAAATTACTTTCGAACATCTTTTCTTCGATGGATACTAAGGATGCAGATGTGGCCATGGATCCTCCTTTTGGGACTCGTTTTTTTGATTAGTTACGATCCCGGCTCGCGTAACCTGGCCAATTATTTTGACAGCCCAGTAGTAGAGCGTGATGGATCCATCACCGAGGCGGAACGACCTTCCGCACGAAAG